AACGGCGCGGACGTGCCCGCCAGCGACAGCCGATTTAGCATCACTGCACGGCATGGCAGCGTTCATGGCAACGTGATCGGCACCGTCAATTTCGTGCTAGGCGTGACGACCAACGACTACCTCGAGCTGATGTGGGCAACCAGCAACGTTGCGGCCTACATCCATGCTGAGGCAGCACAGACCAGTCCCTTCGCGCATCCGAGCATCCCCGGCATCATCTGTACTGTTGTTCAAGTCGCATCGGCTTAACCCATGGCAACCAAACGCGAGACCATCTTGGCGGCGATCCGCACCGCACTGACGGGCACCACAGGAGTTAGCACGCGGATCTATCGCAGCAGGGTGGAACCAATGAGCAGAGGCGAACTGCCGGCAATTGTGGTTGAGCCTGTCAGTGATAACGCTGAGCAAAACACCAGCTTGCCAACGCTGGACTGGACCTTGACCGTTCGTATCTCGGTGATCGTTCGCGGCGACATCCCCGATCAAGTGGCTGATGCAACAGTCCAAAGCCTCCACGCCAAGGTGATGGCAGACCTCACGCTGGGCGGTAATGCTTATGACGTGCAACCCATTTCAGTTTCGTTTGATCTGGTTGAAGCAGATCAACCTAGTGGTGTGATCAGTTGCGATTACGCTGTCAGGTATCGGACGAAAGTGGCCGATTTATCCCTCAGCCCTTAGCAGCTATCATGATGGACGAATACAAAGGCCAGGGCGGCAGCTACCTGGTCGATCCCAAAACCGGCAAGCGAAAGCTCGTCGAGCGGACCCAGCCGGCCCCTCATCCAACCTTCGAGGTAGCCTCCAATGGCATCAGTTCTGACTCGTCGACGCCTGATCCTGGCGAAGATTGAAACCACCTACGGCACCGACTCGACGCCGAGTGGTGCTAGTAACGCGGTCCTAGTGCGCAACCTTGAGATCCAGCCGCTGGTTGCCGACACGGTGAACCGCGACTTGGTGCGCCCATACATGGGCCAAGCTGATCAACTGCTGGCGCAAACTCGCGTTGAAGTCACTTTTGAAGTTGAGCTGGCTGGCTCCGGTACGGCAGGCACCGCCCCGGCTTATGGCCCAGTGCTGCGCAGCTGCGGCCTAAGCGAGACGCTGGTCACCAGCACCAGCGCCACCTATGCGCCCGAAAGCAGCGGCTTTGAGAGCTGCACCATTTACTACCACGAAGACGGCATTCGCCACAAGCTGACGGGTTGCCGCGGCACTTTTGAACTCACTGCCGAAGTAGGTGCGATCCCATCCATCTCTTTCACGATGACCGGGATCTACAACGCTCCGACTGACGAGACGCTGCCCACCCCGACCTACGCCAACCAGGCAACCCCGTTGCTGTTCAAGGAAGGCAACACCACTAGCTTCTCGGCGTTTTCGTACAGCGGTTGCCTGCAGTCCTACAACTTCTCAATGGCAAACGATGTCATCTACCGCGAACTGGTGGGTTGCTCAAAGGAAATCCTGATCACCAACCGGATGCCGAGCGGCACCGTTGTGATCGAGGCGCCGACCATTGCGGCAAAGGACTTCTTCGGAATCGCCACTGGCAGCAGTACAGGCAGCATCACCTTCCAGCACGGCACCACTGCCGGCAACAGATGCACGGTAACCACTGCGCAGTCTGATCTAGGCAATCTGACCTACAGCGATCAGGATGGCGTGCAGATGCTCAACATGCCGTTTATTGCGGTTCCGACCAGTTCAGGCAATGATGAGTTGTCAATCGCTTACACCTAATACGCGTGGCATTCGTTCTTAAGCAATCTGGCACCTACTCATGGCCGGTCGCCTTTGATCTCCCGATCGATGGTGGCCGCCATGAACGCCAGACTTTTGATGGTGAGTTCAAGCGCCTGCCACAAAGCAAAATTGGTCCAATGGTTGCCGAGCTGCAGAAGCTTGAAGATCTAGGTGATCTGGATCAAATCACCGACATCGCTCGCGATGTGCTGGTTGGTTGGTCTGGCATCAACGATGACGAAGGCAATGAGATCCCTTTCAGCGAGAAGGCATTGAATGAATTGCTCGAGGTGCCATTCTTGGCCATTGCTGTACTGAAGGCATACATGGACAGCATCAAAGGAGCAAAAAGAAAAAACTGACAGAGGCCGCCGAGCATTGGGCCGGCGGCGGCGTCAAGGATGACAGCCAAGAGGATGCCGCCATCCTTGGAGTGGCGCTGCCAGAGCAACCCCGCTCTGATGATTTTGAAGTGTGGGAGGAAAACTGGCCGGTGGTGGAGATGTTTCTGCGCTGTCAGACGCAATGGCGCACCACTATGAGCGGCGTGCTGGGAATGGACTATGGAGCAGTTGCTTGGCTGTTTATGATGTACGAAGTAAAAGACCCTCGCGCGCTCTTGGAGGACCTGCAGGTAATGGAGGGAGCGGTAATGGTCTCGATCAATAGCAGGAGCAGCTGACATGGCGATGAACATGGATGCCATGCTCCGCATCAAGGCGGACGTTCAAGGCGAGAACAACATTCGCCGGCTTGGCAACTCCATGCAGGGCCTGCAAGGGCAGGCAAAGAACGCTGCAATGGGGTTCAACAACCTCAAAGGTGCAGTGGCTGGCTTTGGTGCAGCAATTGCCGGCAGCGCCATTGTGGGCGGGCTGACGGCTGTCATCAAGAAATCCATTGACGCTGGCGATGAGCTGTTCAACATGCAGGCCAAGACCGGCATTGCAGCTAGTGCGTTGATTGGCCTAGGCAATGCAGCCAAACTGGCGGACGTTGACCAAGCCACCCTTGGCAAAGGCTTGACCAAGCTCAGCGTCAACCTAGTCAAGGCTGCCGAGGGCAACGACGGGCTGGCGCAGAAGTTTAAGGCGCTGGGCATCTCAATCAAGGATGCCAACGGCCAGGTGGTGCCGGCAGACAAGGCACTGAAGCAGATCGCTGATCGTTTTGCCGACATGCCCGATGGTGCGCAAAAGGCGGCCGCGGCGGTTGCGCTGTTTGGCAAGTCCGGCGCGGATCTGATCCCGCTGCTAAACGAAGGCGCAGCCAGCATGGAGAAGTTCACTTACAAAGTGGGCGAGGACTTTGCAGCGCGCTCGGATCTGTTCAATGACACAATCACCGAGCTAGGCATCAAGACGCAAGGCTTTGGTCTAGAGCTGACTGACGCGCTGCTGCCTGCGCTGCAAACGATCCTTGAGGTATTTGGCGACCTGTTTGACACCGACCAAGATTGGACGGCGCTGTTCAAGGTGATCGAGGGCGTGATTCGCGGCATTGCTGTGGCGATCTACACCGTGGTGAAGGCGGTGGACATCCTCATCAAAAACATCGTTGCGGCAGTGCAAGCAGCAAGCCAAGCATTTGCGGGCGATTTTGGCGCTGCATTCAACACCATCACCACTGCGGTGAGTAGTGGCTTTGGAGAAGCGCAGCAAGCTATTAAAGACCTGAACAAGCTGGCCTTTGGGTCCGCGGCATCACCCGGCACTGGTCGTCGCACCCGCGGCCGCAACATGGAGCTGGACACTACCAGCAGTGACGCAGCAGCGGCAGCAGCTGCCCGCAAAGCAGCAGCAGAAGCCAAGCGCAGAGCAGCAGAGGATAAGCGTGCTGCATCTGAGCAGGAACGCGCAGCAGAAAAATATAATAACTACCTTCAACAAGGAGCCGACCTAGCCAACGATTTAACGCAACAAATCAAGCAAATAGGTCTTGAGACAAAAGCCGTAGGCGCTACCCCTGTAAAATCAATTTTACTTTCTTTAGAGCAGGACTATGCTGCAATTACATTTGACCAATCCAAGCTGGCTGCAACGTTCAATGAGCTTGTCAATCAAACAGGCTTGAAATTTGATGGGCTCCGTAGCAAAATACAAGAACTTGGCGCAGCCAAAATTGCTCAAGCGCAGGCAAAAGCAAATCAATCGCTGTTTGAATTGCTTCCCAGCTTGGCCGATTACGAAGCCAGCATTGCCGAAATTGCACGCGGCAAAACCGAGCTGACTGAACTGGAGAAGCTGAACGCTCAGGTGAACCTGCTGCAGTTGGATATCCTTGCCCAGACCAACCCGGCACTGGCTGAGCAGATTCGTTTGTTGCGCGAGCGCGCCGGTGCATTGGATGCCGCAACCAAAAAGCAAGAAGAAAGCAGCAAGAGCTTTGGCACGCAGTTCAAGGAATCTTTCAAGCAGGCTTATGACTCAGCAACCAACCTCGGCGCCAACCTAGCCAGCATTGCCACAAACGGCATCGACGGCCTGACCAATGCCATCGTTGAGTTTGCCACTACAGGTAAGGCATCATTCAAAGAGTTCGCCGCATCAGTGCTGAAAGATCTCAGCGCAATGCTGATCAAGTTTGCCATCTTCAAGGCGATTGGCGCCCTCTTCCCTGGCTTGACCGGCTTCGCTGACGGCGGCGTATTTGGTCCGAGTATGCAGCCCCGCACTGGTTTTGCAAAGGGCGGCACCTTCACCAATTCCATTGTCAGTTCGCCCACTCTGTTCAAGTTCGCCCAGGGCGGCGCTATGCGCACTGGCCTGATGGGCGAAGCCGGACCCGAGGCAATCATGCCCTTGATGCGGGGCCGCGACGGCAAGCTGGGCGTTGCAGGTGGCGGCGGTGGCAGCAACACGACGGTGAACGTCAGCGTGGACGCCAAGGGCACCAATGTGCAGGGCAACGAAGGTCAAGGCGCCCAGCTCGGCCGTGCCATTGCGCAAGCGGTGCAGGCAGAATTGGTCAAACAGAAACGGCCCGGCGGCCTGATCGCGGCGTAACCCATGGCAACCTTCACTTACACCCCGAGCTTCCAAGCGACCGAGAGCAGCAAGCCTCGAGTTCGCAAGTTTCAAGCTGGCGATGGCTACGAGCAGCGGGTGACCTTTGGACTAAACCCAGACCCCAAGGAGTGGAGTCTAACCTTTGCCAATCGCACTGATGCTGAGCGCGACAACATCACAGCATTCCTTGATGCTCGCGGCGGTGTTGAGTCCTTTGACTGGACGTCACCACGCGGCATTGCTGGCAAGTACGTCTGCGAGGAGTGGCAGGTCACGCTAAGCAATTGCAACAACAACCAAATCCAAGCAACCTTCCGCGAGGTCTTTGAGCCCTGATGGCTGTTCCCGTCTCAGACCTACAGCAGATTGCACCCAGCGCAATTATTGAGCTGTTTGAGCTGGAGCTAAATGCTGCGCAGCATGGCGTAAACGAAACATACCGTTTCCATGCTGGCGTCAATGCTGACGACAATCAAAACATCATCTGGGCCGGCAATGAGTACATGCGCTTCCCCCTTGAAGCCGAAGGTTTTGAGTACAGCGGGCAAGGGCAACTACCACGTCCCAAGTTGCGCATCAGCAATATCGTTGGCACTATCACAGCGCTAATCCTGACGCTACCAAGCGGCCTAGAAGGCGCCAAGGTGACGCGCATTCGCACTTTGGCGCGGTATTTGGATTCCGCTAATTTTGCACCCTTTGATTTTTTACTGCTTGAAGATTTAGACTTGCTATTGCTTGAGGATAGCGGCAGCGTAGGACTTGAAACGACGAACGCCACACCCGACCCTACAGCAGAGTTCCCGCGCGAGATCTACTACATCGACCGCAAGGTTGTTGAAACCCGAGACGTTATCGAGTTTGAATTAGCAGCAGTATTTGATCTGATCGGTGTTCGCGCGCCAAAGCGTCAGTGCGTCAGCAACGTGTGTCAGTGGAAATACCGTGGTCCTGAATGCGGCTATGCCGGTAACGCATACTTCAACACCAATAATCAACCCGTAGCGACACTGGCACTAGACGCCTGCGGTAAGCAGCTAAGCAGTTGCGAGCTGCGCTTTGAGCAGCAGTACCGCACCGGGTCAGTAACAACAGGCAGCAACATCCTCACGCTTACACAGGCCAGTTCGTTTAGCGCAGGTGATCCGGTTACAGGCTTCGGCCTACCCGCTGGCACGACTGTCTCAAGCGTGAGCGGTGCCTTGGTGACGCTGAACCAGAATGCCACCGCCAGCACTGGCGTGGTGACAACTGGCACCATCCAAGGCAACTACACGCAGATTGTCGTTTCTAGCGCCGCTGGCATTGTTCCCGGCATGGCAGTAACAGGAACCTATTTGCCTGCTAATTGCCAAGTAGTCGCGGTTTCCGGCACTACGGTTACGCTCAGCTCAACCGTAGATCTTACGCAGTTTTTTACAGTAGTTGGCTCCGCAGGCGGGACTGCTTCCGGGGCATTAGTCTATTACCCTCAAGCTACGTCGCTTTCTGTTGGATGGTTTGCAGCTAGTACTCTTATGCCCATTAATCGCTACGCGCAAATAGCTGGTGTGCGCTCCATTACTCAAAAAACCGTATCAGGAAGAAACCTAAACGTCGCAAGGTATGCCGTTGCTGACCTCACCCAAAACACGGGGGTTAGCAATCAAACCGCCACTTGGACATTCTATGTATTTGCCGGCATCCCATCAGCCACCTATACATTCTTTGCAACTGATCAGTCCTACACTTTTAGGGCTAACGCAAACCTTCCGTTCGGCTCATTCCCTGGTATCGGCACCTATACCACATGACCTGGCAAGCCGCAGCTTTAGAACACGCACAGGCTGAAGACCCCCGCGAGGCGTGTGGCCTGTTGGTCATTATCAAAGGCCGCAAGCGTTATGTGCCATGCCGCAATCTTGCAGCCACCCCCAATCAATTCTTCCTACTGGACCCTGCCGACTGGGCGGATGCTGAAGACCAGGGCGAGATCGTCGCCATTGTGCATAGCCACCCCGTCACGCCGCCCACGCCATCACCCGCAGACCTAGCAGCATGTGAGGCCAGCGGCTTGCCTTGGTACGTCGTCAACCCCAAAACCGGGCAGTGGGGCGAATGCACACCATCGGGCTACAAGGCGCCGCTAATTGGCCGCGAATGGGTGTGGGGCGTCCATGACTGCTGGACACTAGCCCGAGACTGGTACGCCGAGCAGGGCATCACGCTCCGCGACTGGGAACGCTGCAACAACCCTGACGAGTTTCAGCTATCGCCCTACTTCGATAAGTGCTGGCGCGACACCGGATTCAGAGAGTTGGACGAGGATGAAGAACTGCAGCACGGTGATGCCGTACTGATGGCGCTCAACAGCACCGGCCTCAACCACTGCGCCATTTACCTCGGCCATCAAGAAGTGCTGCACCACATCCAGCATCGCCTAAGCGGGCGCGACTTCTATTCCGGCTGGCTCCTAAAGTGTACGGGTAGGAGGTTGCGTCATGCTGCGTAAGATCAAGCTATACGGCAAGCTGGCTAAGTTTGTCGGCCATCGCATCCTCGAAGCTGACGTAGCAACCGCCGCTGAAGCCGTGCGATTCCTAGTTGCCAACTGGCCCGAGCTGGAACGCCACATGGCTGACCAGCATTACCGCGTCAGCGTCGGCACCTACGACCTTGAACTAGAAGAGCTGCACCATCCCGCCGGCCAGCAAGAAATCAAGATTGTGCCCGTGATGGCTGGTGCTGGTGCCACGGGGCGGATTATTGCGGGCATTGCGTTGGTTGCGCTGGCGTTGTTTGTGCCGCTTGTGGCGTTTGGTGTTGCCTTAAGTGGTGCGGTGCTTGGCATCGGCGCCAGCCTCGTCCTAGGCGGCGTCGCACAGTTACTCACGCCCACGCCAAGAGTACCCACGGGCCCCGACACCCAGAACGACCCGCGCAAGAGCTACAGCTTCAGCGGCATCCAAAACACCAGCCGTCAAGGCGTACCGGTGCCCATCGTCTACGGCGAAACCATCGTCGGCAGCGTGGTTATCTCCGCTGGCATTGACACTGTGCAGGTGCAGGCATGACGATCATCGGCGCAGGTGGTATGGGCGGTGGCGGCAAAGGTGGCGGTGGCGGCGCTGCTCGCACCCCAACCACTGCAACCGACAGCCTTGATTCAACTCAGTACGCCCAGGTCATCGACCTAATCAGCGAAGGCGAGATTGCTGGATTGAAAGATGGCTTCAAAAGCATCTTCCTTGATAACACCCCGCTGCAAAACCCAGACGGCACCTTCAACTTTCAAAACGTCACGGTCTACACGCGCAACGGCACCCAGAATCAAGATGCCATTCCTTTTGCTGGTGTAATTGAGGATGAACGCCCAGTCAGCGTAACGGTCCGCAACGATGGCGCTGTCACCCGCACCATCACCGACTCACAAACTGAAGCAGTCCGCGTCACCATCACAGTCCCGCGCTTGGAGCGCATCACCGACGAAGGCGACACCGTAGGCGAGGCCGTACGGCTGCAGATCGCCATTCAGTACAACGGTGGCGGCTTCACTACCGTCATCGACGACACCATTGCAGGCCGATCCGGCGACCTGTACCAGCGCGATTACCTGGTTGGCCTAGCTGGCACGTTTCCGGTGGATGTCCGCGTTACGCGCATCACGCCTGACAGCAATGACCTACGCCTAGCAAATGAGTTCTCTTGGTCCAGCTACACCGAAATCATCTACGCCAAGATCGCCTACCCCAACAGCGCCCTAGTTGGCATCCGCATCGACGCTGAGCAGTTCAACAGCATCCCCAGCCGCAGCTACCGGGTGCGTGGCGTCAAGGTAGTTGTGCCTAGTAACGCAACAGTTGATCAGAGTACAGGTGCGCTGATCTACGCAGGCATCTGGAATGGCACGTTTGGCGCTGCCCAATGGACTAGCGACCCGGCATGGATCTTGTGGGATCTGCTAACCAGCACTAGATTTGGATTCGGCGAGCACATCACCGCCACAAGTCTAGATAAGTTTGCATTTTTCTCCGCGTCGCAATATGCCTCCGAGCTGGTGCTGGATGGCTTCGGCGGCTACGAGCCCCGCTTTAGCTGCAACACCAACATCCAAACGCAGGAAGACGCCTACAAGCTGATCAACGATATGTGCAGCGTGTTCCGCGTGATGCCCTACTGGGGCCTGGGCTCGCTAACCGTATCCCAAGACAAACCAGTAGATCCGGCCTACCTATTTACGCTGGCAAACGTCACCGAAGAGGGATTCAGCTACAGCAACAGCAGCCTCAAGACGCGACCCAATGTTGCCGTAGTCAGCTACCTCGACCTAGAACTACGCGACACCGTATTTGAGGTAGTTGAAGATGCTGAAAACATCGCCAAGTATGGCGTCATCAAAACTGAAATCAGCGCCTTTGCCTGCACCAGTCGCGGTCAAGCGCGGCGCCTCGGCGAATGGATTATCTACTCCGAACGCTACGAAAACGAAACCATCACATTTACAACCAGCACTGATGCCGGTGTTGTAGTGCGGCCAG